TTGCTTCATCTTCATAAGAGTTACCCCAAGCTGTTGCGGCATTAGAGAATTGTGTTTCTTCGCTTGAATCTTCTATTAGGGTTTCTGTAACCTTTTCTTTTATGTAAGTAATTGCTCCCTGACTAAGAACCTCTGTCTTAATCCTTGGCTCTGTCATTAGCCTATGAAGTTCACTAGGTGTAAACCTTCCGTATCTTTCTGACTTCCATTGGTCTGACCCATGTGGGATGTGATTACTTGTTTGCATTTTGGTCTTTTAAGTAAATGAAAGCACCTATTATAAATACTACAAGTGCTGAAATAAATAAAAATGCAAGAGGAATAAATGCCTCATACCAACTAATTTTTATTAGGTCAATAGATTTTCCTATTACTAATACAGTTGTTATCAATAAAAACCAATTTATTATGTTTTCGGGTTTCATATTATTTATTTTTAGAGTTTACATAATCGTTTAATTCTGATGAAGTCCATAAAATATTACCTTTACTATCTACTGGATAATTCTTACCATTAGTATGTTTCTTAACCTTTAAATCCTCGATGCCTAAACTGTATAAAAATCTACCAACACCAAATTTAACGGCTGCTCTTTTAAATGTATCTGATGCTAATCCCTTATCCTTCTCTACATTTGATTCCGACCCTGTATCTGATTTAGTTATTGCAATATTCTTTCCTGGAAAATGGCAACTCAACTTACAGAATAATTTACCATCTGCTTCGTGATATTCATCCTCCCATCCATCTACTCCAAAAACCTCGTCTAGTCTATCCATTACATCCCTAGCATCTACATAGGCAACACAGGTTGCTTTATAGTCATTAATGCTTTGAATTCTCCATTTGTAAACCATAGGAGCTTTTAACTGTTTTTCTAATTCTTGATTTGTTTTCATTTGCTTGGTTTTTAATTGTTCAATTTGTGATTCTAAAATTACTACTTTACTAATATCATTTTCAAGTGCCATAATCAAATATACTAAAAGTTATCGACAAAATATAATCATAAGTAACATTTAACTAAATTGTTTTTTATCCTAAATGCCTTATCAAATTTAACTAAATCCCTGTGGGTATCACGATAATAAATAATAGTAGTATGGTCTTTTTTAAATATTGAACCTAATTTCTTTAATCCAAAATTTGCATTAACCTCTAATAATAAACCTACTGCTATCATTCTGGCCTCAACAAGATCCTTATTTCTTTTCTTACCAATTAAATCCTTCATACTTATTTCAAGTGCCTCACAGGTAATATGGATAATAGTAGCAACATCATCAGTAGTTCTTTTTAGCCTACAGAATATTTTATGTTTTTCTTCTAATCCAGGATAAATAAAATAACTCATATCTTTATCTTCATTCTTTTAATGTAATCTTTTCTACCAGCTGCATCAAAAATCGCTTCTCTTTCAGTATCTACCATTCTATCAGAAAATAAAAGGCCATCCTCATTTTTATAGATATTTATCCAAAAAGTTTGTTTTTCTAATTTCCTAACATAAGAGGTAGCTAAGTTCATAGTTAGTATTATAGATGCACCAAATCCTAGTAGAATACATCCTAATATTGTTAAAAAAGTCATAACTCTTTGCTTTTTAATAGTGCATCATAACCTCTAAATTTTGGCTCTATGGATAGTGTATAACCCATGGCATTAAAGTAGTTTCTCATTGTGTTTATTGTAGGGTTGTTACTGGATTCAATCATCGAGATCATTGCTTGAGTAACTTCCATTCTTTTGGCCACCTCTCTTTGGGTTAGACCTCTGTTTCTTCTGTAATCGCTTAGTTTCATTTTATTTAGTTTTTAAATAGTTTTTAAGGTCAATATTAAACGCTTTAAGAGATTCTATATCCATTAGGCTAACAATGCCTATCAAGTCCATTATCTCTGCTGAGAATTCATCTAATCCATCTGCATCGTTATTTTTTAATTTAACCAGGTGGGATAGGTTTGTATTTATTTCTGAAATTGATTCTCGGATTCTTTTTAAATGGTTTCTAACTAGGCTAGACTTTGCCACATCGGGAAGTTCCATATTATATTCAAAATCCATTAGGGTGGTTAATAACTTCATCCTTGACAAGCTATTTAATACCATTTCTGCTTTTTCTTCTGTTAATTTCATAATAATTCTTTAAGTTCTGATAAATCTGCTTTTGGAAGTAATGAGAAACAATTAAAATCAAACTGGATTTCTATTTTCCCAAAAACTTCTGTGTCTACTAATGAATTTGTTACCTCTTCTAATAAAATACCTTTAAATTGTCCTATCATTTTTATGTCTCTAATGGTATATATTTTATCTAGTACTGGTAAAGATACTTGGAAATCATAATTCTCTTCGTATCCTTCAAAATCACATTCACATTTTATAAGATCACCTATTTCCATAAAAACCTCCATAATCTAAGTATTAACTCAACTGATCTAAATGTCAGGTATAAAGTGAATATCACAATTGCCGTAACTACTAATGCCTCAATTATTTTGCTCATGATTAAATATTTTAGAAATTGCCTCAGGTGAATAATCATATCTAATTTCCTGTGTTATACCTAAATTAAATACCAAATTACAAACTGTTGAATATTTCAAATCTGCCCAAGAAACATTCTCTGACAATTCTCTCATTAATATTCTCATGGTTACAGGGTATTTAACCTCTTCAGCCTTTAGCATCTCTAAATGCTCTGGACTTAATTTTTCTAATAGGTTCATATTCTTAGTTTAAATAGTTAATAATCATTTCATTTAATTCCCAATGCAGGTCTTCCTGCAACATCTCTAATTCATCTACTGTTAATTGAGTACCATCTTGAAAACCAGCAGCACTAATATAAGCATCGCTAAAATCAGGATAATCATTCGTATCAATGCCATCAAATTCGATGGAATTAAAATCTACTTCTTTGTTATTAATTATATACTTTCTCATGTTAGTTTAAATTATATTTGTATTCACTAAATAAATCTCCAATTAATCTGTCTATAATGTACTCACTCATTTGAAATTTCTCATCATAAGTTAATCCCATTTGTGTGTAGTAATATCCCGATCCATAATCGCTAGTAAGTTCATCTGCCTGGTCTTCGTTATAAATATCGCTTCCCAAAACCTTGCTATACTTTGCTTCTTTAAAAATACCATCCTCAACTAACATATCATTACCGTATCTCAAAAATACATGGGTAGGTATAGTTATGTAATGAATAGTCTTTTCATATCCTAAAAGTATAGATATTTCGCAGAAATCGTCACCAAAAACTATCGGGGCATTAGCTTCGATTTTATAGTGGTAGGTAGAATCGTTTTTGAATAGCTCAAAGATTTCCAAAATCGCTTTCGTTTCCATTTCCATAATTAGTTACAATTAAGAAATACTGGTGAACCGAAAAATATCGGACTATTAAACTCTTCATTATTGTACTGGTCTAGTCCAGGTTCATTCATTAAAGAATCTGCAAGGTCTAAAGCATCGCCCAGAAATTGAGCATCGACCGAAAAATACGATCTGAATAGTCTATCTTCTTGATAGTCTACGTAAAAATTAAATTTTCTCATTGTTGTTTGGTTTTAATTGTTTATAAAGTTATTTGTTAAATCAAATATAAGTATAATATTATATATAATGCAAATAAAATAAAAAATATATTAAATAATTATCCAAAAATATTCACTACGTTCAAAAATCGCCTGGCCATAACCAAAAATCGGGAAGGTGTGCAGTTATCCAAAAATACCCGCCTCCAAAAATCATCAGGCATAAAAAACCGTTTGGCTCTTTGTCCAGTCAATACCTATATTTCACAATTTAATACGTTTTATAATCGTTTTTCATATCTTATAAGTATTTATATTACATTCTGTTTATTGTTTTAATGATCTGTAAAGCATAATTTTTCTTTGTTAGTATAATCTATTAGGTCAAATTTTATAACGTCTTAAAACGTCTTATTTTAGCTTAATTAATACCGTTTATTTTATTGATCTGTTTAAATAATTAATTTATTCAATTAGCCTATTTTTAAGCTATCTAATCAATTATTTTACTTTATTGTTACTCTGGTTACTTGTTAAGGTTTTGAGCCTTTAAATTGATCCTATCAAAACAAGTAATATAAAAAAAAGGCCCTAAGGCCCTATAAATTACAATCTTATTAATTAAGCCACTACAAAACCACTACAGTCTTTTTTTGCTTTACCCTTTGCTTTAAGGCCGACAATTACGCCGCTCGGATCGTTATACCTTAAGTCCGTCAAGTCTCCGTTTATAACATTATATCCCAGGTAACTATCTGGTAATTGATTTGCAAATACTACAGCGACGTTAACGCCATAACTTAACAAAGTTTTAATTTCGTCGTTTGTGTCAGTTTCTTTACGTGAATAAGTTACACGATATTTGTCATTTTCGTTATACCTGGCAAAGTTATGAGCCTTCTTTTTGTCCTTTGTATAATCGTAAAATTTTAACGCGCCGAAACTTATAAGACCTTGACCTGTATACCTAATTAGTAATTTATCAAAATCTAGATCGCTCGTCCCGTTTAACCTTACAAAAATAGTTTTCTTTTCTTTTACGGCCTTTCCGTTTATTTTAGATAGGTCGCTCAATAATTGGGTAAAAAATAAAGCTGGATCGTCAAAAAATAAATTTGTTTTACGTCTTCTTGCTTTTTGTACATTACTAAATTTCCCACGTCCCGCGCTATTTAAACAAGCTTCGCCGCATCCTTTCGATGCAAAAGGACAAACATTTTTCCCGCTATCATTCAAATTTAACGGACTAAGGTATAAAATATACGTTTCAGCTTCATTTTTAATAGTTTTGGCATTACTGTTTCCGTTACTGATTAAATTTAATTTCATGTTATTTGGTTTTTATGGTTTTTAATTACTTGACAATTTTATTATATCGGTGC